AATATACAAATAGGTTTAAATAAATTATCAGTTATTGAAGATGGAAACATGTATTCTGTAAATCCACAAACTAATATACAGGCAAACATACAGGCTATAAAAGATCAATTAGACTTATTATCAACTAACCACCACATGAGTTTTGATTGGGGAGTTAGAGCTAATCAATCTGGAGTAGCTATAAAATTAAATAATTTGGAATTAATGGAATCGCGTGAGGATGCAGTTGAAAAATTTAGACAAATGGAAAAGCAAATATTTAATATTGAAAAAGCTATTATTGAATCAGAAACAGGTATCACTATTGCTAATGATATGTTTATTAACTTTACCGAAATTGAATTTCCTGATCCTGAAAATGAGAGGAATAAATGGGATTGGCTCATCGCTAACAATCTTGCTACGCCAGCTGATTATTTAATGAGTAAAGATGCAGAATTGACAAGAGATGAAGCAGAAGAATTAATATTGAAAAACAAACAAATAAATAATCCTGCGCCAGTTGCAAATGAAAATGGATTATTACAAGCATTAAATAGACCAGTTGAGTAAATTAGATAATATAATAAATAATACATCAGGTCAATTTGCTTCATTAATAGAGCAAATACAAAGTCGTTTAGTTTCTGAAATATTTGATCTGAAAAAAACAGGAAGATCAACAGACGATATAATATTAATATTAAATAGTATAGACATGGAAGATTATATATTAGGCGAATTAAGATTAAGTAATAACATAGATGAACTAGCATTGGCTTATGGAAAAGTTTTAGAAAACATAATGGGTTTTGGTGCGATATCTGAAGAAGCATTACAGGCTTTAGTTGATATTGAAAAGTCTTATATATTAGGTCAAAGTAAGAATTTTGCAAATACATTAAAACAACAATTAACAAGAGGAGTAGTTGCAAATGTTTCAGAAAAAGAATTAGTAGAAAATTTATTAAATGGAACTGGAGGATTGTTAAGACCTGATCAGGCAGAAACTTTAATTAATACATCTTTAAATAGCTATTCAAGAAATGTAACACAAATTATGGCAGAATCTATGCCAAGCGATACAAAATATTATTATGAAGGGGTAGCTGATGATAAAACAAGGGACATTTGTTTAGAAATGATTAGTGCAGGAGAATTAACAAAGGAACAAATAGATAGCCAATTTCCTTACACATTTACTGACGGTGGTGGATTTAATTGTAGGCATCGCTGGACAATGGTTACAACAGAAACTAAAACAATAGACAAAAAAGCTAAAAATATAATCAATAATAAAAAATCATATAACCCTGTTACAGCAAGAGGTGTAAAAGTATGAAAACTGATATTAGACCAAAAAAATCATGGTGGATTAAATTAGGCGAAGAAATTATAGCTAAAATTAAAAAAAGAACTTTAGCAGGGGTAGATGTAGAAGGAAATGAGTTTAAAGCTTATAGCACTAAATATGAGCGAAATAAAGCTAGTGGCTTATTTAAAAGACAATCATCAAATAGCACTAAGCCAAATTTAACTTTAACAGGCGATATGTTAAGAGATTTTCAGGTAAGGAAAGTAGGCAAAGATAATGTGCAAATAGGTTTTACAGGAACATTTGCGCAAAGACTATCATCAAATGCAGATAATGGTAGAGTTATAACATCAAAACAAAACCCTGTTTCTAAATCTGAAAATAAATATATAGTAGATGAGTTAAACAAAGTTTATAAAACAGAAATATTAAAAGCTATCCCTAAAAAGCAAGTAGTAAAAGTAAAATTATGATAACAATTTTTTATATTTACATATCAGGTTATATAGCTACATTATTTGTGTGGATATTATCCTCCGAACAAAGAGATATCCTTAGGGCAGGTGAAACAGATATTCAAGGGATTTTAATAGGATCGCTATTATATCCCTTGAGTATTTATAATATATTTAAAGATATTATTAACAATAAATAGGAAGGGACAGAATGTCTGAAGAAAATAAAACAGTCCAAGAAACAGGACAAGAGGTTGCGCTTGATAGCAAAGAAAAAACTTATACAGCTCAAGAATATGGAGCACTCGTTGCTGAAAATAAAAAATATAGAGCGAGAGCACAATCAGTTGAAGCAAAGTTGGATGCTACGACTAAAGAAAATGAGCAAAACTATTTGGCTACGCTTGAAAAAAACGAAAAATACAAAGACTTAGCTAATACTTATAAATCAAAACTTGAAAAAGTTGAACCATTTAAGGATAAGTATTTACAGCTAAAAAATGTAGTTCGTGAAGATTATTTAAATAAGTTGCCTGATAGTATAAGAAAAAATTATGAATCTCCTGATATACCAATGCATACTTTACAAAATATAGTAAATGATTTTAATCAAAAAGAAACTCCTAAAGTTAATAATGCTAAAGCAGGAAGGTTTGCAGGGTATGAAACTGAAGAAGATTTAGCAATAAATAATCATAAAAAATACAAGGAAACTAAAAAGCAAAACTTAATGAACTTTTTTAAACCTTCAATAGACTAATGGCAAAAATAAAAGAACAATCAAAAACTTTTAAACCTTTTGATGTAGATTTAAACAAAGATAAAACTTTAGGAGAATCTATTGCACCTGATGGAGAACCCATTGGGTTTTATAAAGGGCAAAAAGTTGATTATGATGTTATTATAAATGAAATGCACGACAGGTCAATGGAAAATCTACAGCAAGGTAAAATTAAGTCCAGAAAGCTAATGTTTTCAGGTATTGATTTTAAACAATTAAAAAAAGAAAGTGAGAAATAAATGGCAACAGCAGTAACAAATATAGCAAAGGCTATAGCAACAATACAGGGAGAGGCTGTATTTAATTTTAATGAAGTTAATGTTATGCTTCCATTAATTACATCAGCACAAGCTCCACAAGGCGCAGGGAATGTTAATTTTCCTATATATAATAATCCCGCAGTTTCAGATGTAGATGGATCACAAAATACAGCAGGAACTTCTTTTCCAGTAACAGCAGATTCACAAACTTGCACTCCAGTTAGAAAAGGTATTCACACTACATTGTCTGATGAAGCATCAATAGGAGGACCTGGAGTGGTTGGCTCTATTGGTCAAGTTTTAGGTAATGGTGTAGCACAAAAATTTGATAAAGATGCTTGTGCATTATTTGATAGTTTTACACAAACTAATGATGTAGATGCAAATAGTGCTTTGACATTAGCAATGTTTTTTAGTGCTATGGCTAAAATTAAAGCTGATGGTGCTCCAGCTCCTTATTCATTTGTATCTAATGCAGGTGGAATTTATGGTGCTAATGGGTTAAGATCATTACTAGTAACAACTGCAAATGATAGTGGTATACCTTATTCAACAGCAGGTGATGAGTTTATGTCAACTGGATTTGTCACTCAAGTAGGATTGTGTAATGTTTTTAATTCTGAAGGTTGCACAATTGATGGAACTGATGTTGAAGCAGGAATGTTTGGTAAATCAGCCATAGTTTGTGGAATAGGTGCACAAGGCTTATTAAGAGTTGAAGAAGAACGAGAAGCTACTAAAGGTGCTTGGAATATAGTTGCATCAGGCTTTTATGATGTAAAAATAGGACAAGCTGATCATGGTTCTATGGTAAAATACTTAAAAGACTAAAACTTTTTTGTATGTGTAAAGGCAGGGGAGTATACTCCCTTGCCTTTTATTGAAAGGAAATAAATGTCAAATTTTATAAATGATAGATTGAGAGCAGGTTTTGATCATGATGAAAGTGGTGAAAATAGTGTTGAAAATAATATTAAAGATTATTTAAATACTGCTTGGTCAAATAATAAGGGATCATTAAATGATGGATTATTTAATGAGGCAGGAACTAGTGGAACAGAGCAAAATGGATTAATACTAAATATAAATGATAGATTAAAAAATTATTTTGGAGCAACAAATATAAATGATGGAATTAAAATTTGGAATGGGGTAACAGGTGAAGATATATACCCTCCTGTAATGGTAATAAATTTAGCAGTTAAAGAAAGCACGCAAACATCTATAGTATATAATTTTACTCCTAATGAGGTAGGAAAATTTGATTGTGTTTTATTAGCTAATAATTCTGCTCAACCTACTACAACACAAATTAGAGCAGGTCAAGATGGCTCAGGACAATCTGTAGCAACAGGATTTAAAAAATTAAATCAGGCTATGACATTAGGCGAAAATACTATTACATTTTCAAATTTAACTGCAAATACATCTTATGATTTATTTTTTACTTTTGAAGATAATGAAATATCGCCAAATGAATCAACAATAGTTTTTACTGAATTAGATGGATCAACATTAAGCGATGCTCCACCACCTCCTCCTGCAGACAATACACCTCCTGAATGGGTCCAAGATGATTTTGGTAATTATATTTGGCTTAAACAGGATCCTAGTGACACAGTTATCCAAGTTGAATTTGAATTAAATGAATCAGGCACAGTATATGGAGTTGTAGTAGGTTCTAATGTAACTGATGCTCCTACACCTGAACAAGTTAAAGCAGGGACAAATTATGATTCAGTAACTGTAGTCAAAAGTTCTAATGCTCAAGTAAATGCTAATCAAATATCATTTATAAATTTTATAGGTTTAACTCCTAATACAACTTATGATATTTATTTAGTTGCTGAAGATGATGCAAATAATTTAATGACTACATCAGTTAAATTAAATAATGTATCTACACAAACTACATCAGGTAGTTTTGAAAATATAATGGCATATAGAGGGCAAAGGTCTTTTGTGCCTGAATTAGATGATGCTAATGATTTTATAACAGGTAATTTTACTTTATCATTTTGGGCTAAAAATATAGGTAACGGTGATTTGTTTTCATACGGAATACCTAATGGTTATCCTGAGGTAAAAGGATTTAATAATAGCACACTGGATATTTCTGATATAATAGGCAATCATATTTATGCTAAATTTAGTAATGGAACAAATGGTTATAAAAAAATAAAAATTTACTTTTCAGGAACTGCTACAACTGTAGTTAATTCAACTAATTTAGTTATAGTAAATACTGATTGGAATCATTTTTTATTTAGATATAACGCAAGTAGTGGGGCTTTTCAGGCTCATGTTAATAATGTTGAAGTTTCAACACAAACAATTCCATCTAATAGCAGACCGAATGTAAATCAAAATATAAATAAACAATTAACTCCAGGAAATTTTGCTGGATTTGTTCCAGCTAGTGATGCAAATATACCTTTAGGGCAAATATCAAATAATTTGCGAATTGATGAATGGTGCGTATGGAATGGATATTTAAATAATGATAATGTTACTGCAATATATAATAGTGGAGTTCCTTTTGATTTAAGTTCAAATTCAGGTAATTATAATCAATCATCTAACATAAAAGATTATTGTGTTTTTGATGATTTTGTTGGAGGTTTTGTTATTGTTGGAACTCCAAGTATAGACTGGGAAACTTTTTTTGCTTACAATGTTTTTATAGCAGATACAGGAAGAGGAAATAAAAGATTTTTCTTTAATGATCCACAAGGCTTTGATGTTTTTATAAATGACACCCCTAATGATAGCATTAATCGCTATAATAGGTCGCAAAATCAAGGATCGCGCCACATTAATCCCTTTGAAAGACAATCAAATACATTTACTTCAGGAGGAATTAATTAATGAAAAAATTAATAAAAGAAATAAAAAAGCACGAAGGGTTTAGGAGTAGAGTTTATGATGATTCGCTTGGAATTTCTACAATTGGGATAGGCTTTGCAATTAAAGATTTAAAATTAGATGAGGATTTAGCAGATATAATATTAGAAAGAAAATTAATAGCTTTAATTAAAAAAGCTAATGATAAATTTGATTGGTTAAAAGTTATGCCAGAACCAGTTCAAAATGTTATTTATAATATGATATATCAGCTAGGATTAAATGGATTTAGTAAATTTAAAAAAACTATTGAACATCTTGAAGCAGAAAGATTTGATAAGGCTTCAGCAGAAATGCTTGATAGTCTATGGGCTAAGCAAACTCCAAATAGAGCAATAGAGTTATCAAACATAATCAAAGGACAAAATTGGTAGATACATTACGAACAGCAGGATTAGGAATAGCTTCAAGTGCTTTGCATTGGACAGAATATGTTCCTCCTATTTTTTCAGCATTAGCATCATTAGCTACATTAATTTATATAGCTATTAAAATTAATAAGGAGCTTGATTGATTAAACGAGCTATAGTTACACCTGATAAGCATTTTCCATTAGCTGATAAAAAAGCTATCAAAATAGTTTGTAAAGCTATAGAAATTGTAAAGCCTGATATCTATATTGATTTAGGTGATACAGGAGAGTGGGAGTTATTTAGTAGACATTATTGGAAAGATAGAGAAAAACCACCATTAGAATTATTAATACCAATGCTTGATAAAGAAGTTAAAGAAGTTAATAAAGGAATGGATGTTATTGATAAAAGTTTAGATAAAATAAATTGTAATGAACGACATTTTATACAGGGCAATCATGAGCTATGGCTTGACAATTTTGTAACAAAACATCCATACTTGCCAAAATATAAAACTGAGTTAGCTCTTAAACTTGACAAAAGAGGATATAAATATTGGAAATATATATCAACTAAAAAATTAAAAATTGGTAAATTAAATTTTACTCATGGTGACTATGTTCCTATTCATCATGCTAAAAAACATTTAGCATCATATAAAGAAAATATTATTTATGGACATACACACGATTTGCAAAGATTTACAGAAACAGGATTAGGAGGCACTCAATCAGCATGGAGTTTGGGATGTTTAAAGAATATGAGTTCTGAAAAAAATAAATGGTTGAAAGGTAATTTACATAATTGGAATCATGCTTTTGCAATAGTTGATTTTTTTAAAAATGGTGATTTTAAAGTTGAAATAGTAGAAATAATAAATGGAAAAACATCAGTTTGGGGGCAACCAATATATGCCTAAATATACAAAAGAAGAAATAGAAGCTATAAAAGCTAAGCGAGCATCTGAAAAAAGATTAATGATTGATTCGTTAAGAAAAAATGTTGGAACTTTAGCAGTTCCTTCTATTATGATAATGGTAGGAACTTTAGTAGGGTCTGCATATTATTTAAAATCAGAAGCACTTGCAGTGGTGACAGGTCTTGTTTCAACTGTAACTCTTGGGTTAATTAACGTGCTACAACAAATGACAGCACCACCTGAAAAACCTTCAAGTATAGCTAAAGCTAGTGATAATTTGCACCACGCTGTAGAAAAATCAATGGAATTTAATAATCAGCAATTAACTATGATTATGAATTTGTTGTATGGGTTAATGTTAAAAAATAAGGATGATTTATATGGAGATGATGGCAAACCAGATAAAGATTTCATAAAAAATATGTTGAAAGGAAAGTCTAAAAAATGATTTATGTTCAATATTTTTTAATGATTATGGGAATATCTTTGCCTATATGGATTATTTATTTAATATTAAAAATATATATTATAAGTCTAATACAAAAACATAAGGAAAAAAACTATGACAGGTTTATTTAAGATAATTATTAAAACTTTATTTACTGAAAAAATGATAAAAATATTAGTAATTGCATTAGGAGACTATCTCGTAAAATCATCTAAAAATAAATTAGATGATAAAATTTGGGATTCAGTAAAGGGTAAACTTGGATAGTAAAAATTTTATATATAATATAGGAGGGGATTGGGTTTTAGTTATTGATAAAATACAAATAGCAAGATTTCCAACAAAAGAACATGCTGAAAAACAATTATACAAATTAACTAAAGGAAAATCAAATGGCTAATACTACATTTAAATATGCTACTCAAAGGGATATAAAAGATATTATTCCAAATATTGATAGTTACGACACTAAAGAAATTATTCGCAATTTTAGTAATGTAACTGGATCAGTTTGGATTTCGTATGATACAGGATTAGTTACTAATTTATTTGCTGATGGTGAAAAATTAGAAAAAGCATCAGTAGGAAGTGCTAATGCTCCTAATACTACTACTAATCAAGTTTTACTTGATAATCAGGCAGATGGGGATTCAAACAACTATAACACTTTAGTAGTTGCAGATGCTTCAAGTTTTCAAAAAGGCGATTTTATAAGATTACAATATACTTCTGGAGATACAACTATAACAGAGTATGTTCAAATTGATGGAATAAGTAATAACACATTAACTATTAAAAGAGGAATGCTTGCAACTACGCCACAACTTATAACTAATGGTGCAAACGTTCATTTATATATCAGAGTAACTGAAAATAATCAATGGTATTACGATAATTTATCAGATCAACTTATAATTTATTCTGCTCCAACAAGAAGTCCTAACGATGACATTGTAATTGAATCAGGTGAAGATTATAAAACTTATATTGACAGAATGTTGTCAAATGGAGCTATGGAATTAAATGGATTATTAGATGCAAGATTTCCAAGACCTATACAGCCTGTATTTTTAGATGGAAACACTACTGCGCAATATGATTATCCATTGGTTAGATGTAATGCTTTGATTACTGCATCTTATATGGTGCAAACTAAAGATTTAGAACATGCTGAACAATTATATAATCAAGTAACTAATTCAGAAGGAACAGGCATAGCAGATAGAATTAACAAAGGCGATATTACATTGGCTTTTGAAGTTGATAAAACAGACTCTTCAGGTGATATAGTAGAAATAATAAATACTGGATCAATGAAATTAGTAGAAACTTGGGGGAATTGGGTAGGTGAAAAATATGATAGAGTAAAATTAAAATGCACTACTCTTGGTAATTATGGAACTGCTCAATGCTCTGTAAAT